GCCCCATCGGGGCCCCAGTACTAGTGAAGATTGTGCACTATGACACAATCCCCCACCTGCCCACTTAAGTGTGAGCAACGGATTAATCATCCGATTAACGTTGTCATGTGCAGGAAGGAAAACCTGTCATGGCAACGCCGCGAAACATAGCTTCTTCTAGTCTATACATCCCCCCTGCGGGGGCGTACCGGAATACATTCCGGGACCAGAAGGGTTGGGATGGTGACCGCACGACCGTCTACCCTTACACAGGGTTACGGGCGCGTGGAAATAATGTTATTGTCTACAGTACTCTTAATCCACTTGCTAAGTGGACCATAGATGCAGGCAATACAAAATCCCTCAGTTATATAACTGATGGAACACCATCATTTGCTCAGCCTACGTACAACCAGGCTTATCAAAGGTTTCGTGAAAACGCGGTAGGCGACGCTGCTGAACTCGGCGTATTCTTTGCCGAGTGGAAGGAGAGTCTTGGCGTGATAACCAAGAATGCTACATCACTCCTCCAATCTTACCGGAAATTCCGGAAAGGTAAGTACGATGAGGTCTTTGATCCCTTTAAAGCTAAACTATCAAGACGTCGGTCTCACGACCGTCGCAAGAAGTTTGGTCGGGATGCTGTTACAACAGACCCTTATCGCACAGCAGCAGAGCGTTGGTTAGAATACCATTTTGCTGTGGCACCCACTGTATCCGATATTTATTCGGCAGTGGAAGTGCTGCAGGCACCGCTCCCTTCGGGGATACCGGCGTTTGGTTCTGCCAAGCTCAATTTCTCTAGGCGGGATGGTTCATCGGCAAGTACCGATGCAACTCAGACGGGTTTCATTCAGTTCCGACTTGGAGCTGATGTATACCTTACTAATCCCAATCTTTTCCTAGCGAACCAATTAGGTCTCGTCAACCCGTTGTCCATTGCTTGGGAACTAGTTCCCTTCAGCTTTATGGTCGACTGGTTTGTTCCGGTGGGTAACTTCTTGAATTCCTATTCGGATTTCATTGGTACTTACTTGGACAAGGCCTATACCACGCAGTTCGTTAGTAGCACCGACACTGCTCGGCCCACTCATCATACTTATTATGGTGGGACGCCGACAATGCGGGTACATGCTATGAAGCGATCAGCTGGGGTAATACCGCCAAAGTGGAACACCACAGTTACAAGTGGTGGACTACAAACTTCCATCTCGCGCGCCGCTAACGCGGTGGCTATTCTCGTATCCGTGCTACGTGGCGGGGATTTAATTCCCGTCCGCGGTTAATGCACACGAACTAGAGGTCTACCTATGCCAGCTATGGCTAATATCGCAGTGCTTAACAAAGCTGCTGCCAGTGTCACGTACAACGCTGCCACGCCGTCTGCCGGGGATCGCTCCCCTGCTGTATGGCGCGCAAACGCGCTGAGTGCGATCATCGGTCATCGGCCACGTTTTCAATGCGTGACCCGTGACAACTCTCGCCAGAACGGGCGGGTCTTCGAGGCGTCAATGTCCTTCCCCATCGTTGCAACAGTTGATGGGGTGGACGTGATTGTCGCGAAGGTTCCGCTGCAGGCCACCGGTACCCTGCCGACTAACGTCGACGCGGCATCGGTGGAGGATGCGTTCATTCAGTTTGGAAACCTTTTGGCTTCCTCGCTGATTCGCTCCGTTGCTGCTGAAGGCTATTCGCCAACTTAACGACTGATCTAAAGAGGAATACAAAATGAAGCGCAAGAAGGACAAGACTCAAAAGTCACCTTTAAGGGCAACTTGGGAGCTATTTCCGTTCCAGTTCCTTGATCTGTCGCCAGCAGCAGTCATCAAAGCTCACATGGATCGTTACCGTGAGGTCGTCTTTGACGATTTCGTGGAACAGTTCGTGGGTGTAGAAGACGAGGTGGGTCTCGGCCGTCAGGCTAAGACTCGTCTTATCGAACTGCACATAGAGCTACGCAATAAGGAGGCAGAGCTTTGGATGCAATTTTATCCTGAGCTCGCTCCCGTTTGCTAGTGAACCTGCATTTCATCATCAACTCACAAGGAGTTTACATGAAAACCGTTCTATCCCCTGATTACAATAAAATGGGGATGCAGCTGTTCCGTTCCCTCGACACTCCCGTTGCTTTGTCGTGTTACTTGATGGCAAGGCATGGTGAGTGGGATCAACTTGTCTCTAAAGACATAGATCCGTCCACTTATATCGATACGATCTCAGGCGCTAACAACTATGCCCGGGATCGTCAGGCGTGTGCGTTCTTCAAGAAATCGAAGGACGTACCTACCTCGTTCGACTGTAAAAGTCGCGCGATCGAACAGTTCTATGAGTGTGAGCGAACTTGTGCCGAGACTAACTATCTCTTGGAATGCCTTAACTTGGGCCTCGGGGTTAATGACCCCTTGGCCTGTCGTGTACTGGAGATTATCTCCCGCGCGAAGAAAATAGTTAAACGTATCCTTGGACCGATGCCGCCGTCTCTCGACGGTAGGTTTGGGCCCGGCACGTGTTTCGAACTCGAAGGAACAGCGTACACTACGCTAGCTGATAAGCTGCACATCGTTCCACATGTTACTTCAGCGGCATTGCCGGTGTGGGAACACACCGTGACGGGCCATCATTGGCACCGCACGCGTCTGAAGTTAGGTCTTCCTCAACACCGCCTTACCCGCGGGAACCGTTTCACAACGGTACCCAAAGATGGGCGAACGGATCGGGGTATCTGTATAGAACCCCAAGGCAACCTGTACTGCCAACTTGGAGTCGGGAGCCACCTAAAGAGGAGGTTAGCAGGCGTGGGTCTTTTCGTCAATCGGGGTGAAAATCCCCGGGACCCACTTCAACGCCTAACTAGCCGGCCTGCCCCCAATGGGCAAATGGTACACCGCAGGATTGCGGAATACGCATCTCGTGGAGGTACCTGGGCTACTATAGACCTTAGCAACGCCAGCGATACAGTTTGCTTACAACTCGTTAAGGCACTTTTGCCCGACGAGTGGTTTGCATTACTCGCAGCGCTCCGTTCTCCTTATACACGGATGCCTAACGGCACCTGGGTTCGACTTGAGAAATTCTCGTCGATGGGAAACGGGTACACGTTTGAGCTTGAGACGCTTATCTTTGCGGCCATTTCATCGGCCGTGACAGGTGGCGTCGTAGGTGAAGATGTGTTAGTCTATGGTGACGACATCCTAGTCGCCAACGACCAAGCGCGTAACGTTATGTCAGCTCTTTCATGTTTGGGGTTCACTCCAAATATGAAAAAGTCTTTCTACACAGGCCCCTTTCGGGAATCGTGTGGAGGAGACTACTTTGAAGGGATCGGGGTTCGCCCTTACTTTTCGAAGTCTGCACCTTGCGATCCGTTGGAATGGATCGTCGCTCACAATCGTTTAGTTGAAACGTGGCCGTTCTTTCGCCACCTTCATCGTTACACCCGTGAGCAGGTACCAAAACGTTACAGAGTATTCGGACCATCCAGGTCCGGAGATGCCGTACTGCACACCCAGAAAAGCATGCACTGGAACCGTCGCCCTCAAAAGGGAGATGGGATTCAGTGGATAACAGGCCTGGAAGCAGTTCCTGTCAAGATTCCTCTTGATAGGTGGAGTAGCGAGTTTCATGTTACCCTCGCACTCCTCGGCGTTGCCTCAACTGGACTAATTCCCAGAAATGGGATTAATCGTGGGTTGAGGTTCATTCCGCTGTCTATTAGCTAACATTAGCG